GTAAACCTAAAAATACACCAAACAAGTCATGAGGTATATTTTCACCTTTTCCAGTTTGTTCCTTAACAAACGACTTTAAGGTTTGTGGCTCAACCCAAACCTTATTTGTAACTGCCATGCCCTGACCTTGTAAGTCAGCTAATAAATCTTTTGCTTTATTGTCTTCGTTCCTACCAAAGGAAGCTGTAACAGTATTCTTTATCAAACTTCCAAAACCATTAGAAGTTAACCAATCATGTGCGTCTCTACGATTAGCTTCTGATATGTGTGCCGAAACAAAATCAGTAACCGTAATCTCATGTCCATCTTCTGTTTGCAAAGTTTTTAAGTTTTGTTCTTGCATAGCAGAGGGTAACAAGTCTTGTGATATTTCTCTTAGTGTTCCCTCAGTTTCTTTTAATTCAGCCTTGAGTTCTTTTACTCTGTCCTCAAGTTGTAATTGTTTTTTACACAAAGAACTGACATTACTCAATCCTTGTTCGCTTACCTTAGTAAGTTCGTTTGCAGTTGTTTCAAAATCCATTTATACCTCCTTGTCATAGATGTCAACTGTTACTGGATAGTACTCTTCATCTTGCCTATCCCACTTTAATATATTTAATTTGCCTACATTATTAGACATGGCAACGGCACAAGAGATGCCAATAATCACGGGATCCCCTGAAAGTAGCAAGTAATCATTGTCATTAAACTTACGCAGTAACCTATTTATCCGCCTAACTGTTGGTTGTGCTGATAAGGCTACTTGTTCTTTTGCTGGAATTAATATTTGCAAATCACCATACTCAGAGGCTTTTGTAATATCTCTTCCTGGAACTTCCTGCGTTATAAAGACCGTCATACTTTCTCCTATGCCGTTGTTGCTAATACTTAACCCTTGTCGCCACCTCACCACCTTTGCCTAGAAACTTGGTGGTTCTTGGTGTTAGCCTAGTGAACGGTTAGCATGTCACGCTACTAAGCATTAGCAACTATTAAATATATACTTTTATATATAGTAGTAAAACTAAATTTAGTCTACTTGATAAATCAGATATTGTAATATCAGATATCGATATATTTTCCGTCTCGCGAAGAATATCACACCGACAAAAAAGAGCTTAAATTTTTAAAATACTTTGTATATAGTAAAGTCAGAAAGTTAAGGTAATGAAATACAAATTTAAGATGCCTCCCTATGAGCACCAACTAACTGCTCTTAGGAAAGGTTGGAACTTAGGTGAGTTTGCATATTTTATGGATATGGGGACTGGTAAGTCTAAGGTCTTGATAGATAATTTTAGTGTACTATATGACAAAGGTTATATAGGTGGTGTTCTTATTATCGCACCAAAAGGTGTATATAGAAACTGGTCTAGTAATGAGATACCTACCCATATGCCAGACCATGTGTTAGCAGATATTTGTATATGGCAACCTAATCACACACAAAAGTTTTTAACGACTTGGAAAAAGTTGTTTGAGGATAATTATAATTTAAAAATATTCTTAATGAATATTGAGGCATTTAGCACACGCAAAGGTGTGGAAGTAGCAGAAAAGTTTTTGTTGGCTCATAGCACACTTATGGCTATAGATGAAAGCACCACAATAAAAAGTAAGAATGCTAAACGCACTAAATCAATAGTGAAACTTGGTAAAATGGCAAAGTACCGTAGAATTATGACTGGTAGCCCAATAACAAAAAGCCCTATGGATTTGTACACACAATGTGAATTTTTAAACCCAGAGTTACTTGGTCATAAAAGCTTTTATAGTTTTCAGTATGAGTATGCAATAATTAAAAGACGTAACTTAGGTTCATATAGTTTTAACCAAATAGTAGGATACAAAAACCTAAAGGAGTTAAATGGATTGTTAGATAATTTTAGTTACAGAGTAAGAAAGCAAGACTGTTTGGATTTACCAGACAAAGTATATACAAAGCGAGTTGTTGAACTTACACCTGAACAAGCTAAAATGTATAGTGACTTAAAAAAGATAGCACTTGGCATATGTGAAGAAGGCACAGTTACTCCAACCACAATATTGACACAATTACTCAGGCTACAACAAGTTTGTTCTGGACATGTAAAACTAGACGATGGTACAATAAAAACCTTTTCATCAGCTAAAATAAAAGAGTTAGAAGCCGTTGTTGAGGAAATAGATGGCAAAGCTATTATATGGGCTAACTTTACACACGATATTGAGAGCATTGTAAAGTTGTTAACAAATATGTATGGCGAGGATAGTGTAGTATCTTACTACGGTGCTACTAGCACAGACCAACGGGATTATGCAATGTCATCTTTCCAAAATCCAGATAGCCCAGTAAGGTTTTTTGTAGGACAACCTAGAACGGGTGGTTATGGTTTAACTCTTACTCAAGCATCTACTGTAATATATTATAGTAACAGTTATGACCTTGAGGTCAGGTTACAAAGCGAAGACCGAGCACATCGTATTGGTCAAGTGAATAAAGTAACATACATAGACATTATTGCAGAAAAAACAGTAGATGAAAAAGTGTTACAAGCTTTGAGAAGTAAAATTGACATAGCAAGTGTAGTTTTACAAGAAAATGTAACAGATTGGATAGTTTAGTAAAAAAACGACTCCGTATAAGCTCGATACAGTCATGAGAGCAAAGGTTCCGTGTATGTTTGTACCCTTAAATTACTTCCCATTCTTGGTCATGTAGGCAGTAGTCCCCATATAAGTTCCTACTATTCCAGCACCTGAAATATAGAATAAATTGCTAATATCAGCTAAAGCTTCTACTCTTTCAATAGGAACTATGAACATTGCTAATGTAAATACACCCATACCGATTAATGTGTATCTAGCCATGCGTAATTGTGCTAGATTTTTTCTTAACTTAGTTTCTGTTTCTTTAATATCTTTCATATTACTAAGTTCTTCGTCAGACACTACACCATCACCATCAATATCATATTCAGCATATTTAGACTTTTTTTGTAATTGTTTTTGTGTCATCTATTTTCCTTATAAATCCAAGCAAGAAAAAATAAAAAGCCTATGACGGTACAAGCTAAAAATGTCCATCCTATAACTTCCCAAATCTTTCTAATAAACATTTGCCTATCATATATTTCTTTTTTTCTTTGTAACCTAATTTCAGCTTCCATATGTAAAATTTCGTTCCAAGAATTAGGACCATGATAAAAATTAATAAAAGTTTTAAGTTCTTGCCTTTGGGCTTCTAGTTTCTTTTTTGCAGTAAATGCCTCAATCGCACTTGCTTGAAGTTCCTGACCCTTAAATATTTTTCTAAGAGGTGATGCGTTTTTTGCTGTTTTTTCTACATTGTCTATGTCACTAATAGCTGTCATCCAACGACTAAGATCTTTACCCATAGATTCTATTTCACGTCCAGCCTGAAAGCCTTTTTTAATCGCATTGAATGCTGTGTTCGCGGCTGTGATGGCTACTCCTATGGTTGCTGGATCCATACCGTCCTCCGTTTAACCTATAGGGAATTTTTGGAGATTAGCCATTCTTTCTACTAAACGTTCTGCACGATTAGTTACTTGACGATACCACTTAGAGTCTTCCATTTGTAATGAAGCTTCAATCCAATCTTCTTCAGCAATAGCTTTGTTCATTTTTTTAAATTTACTAAGTCTTGGTCTACCCATATTAAACATCATGTTTGCTAGTATGAGTTGTGCTTCTTCAGGTAAATCATCAAAGTTTTCATATAGCACCTTGCATTCTTCTAATGTAACTTTTATATCTTCTTTGAACAATGCGTTTACTCTATCCTCTGATACCTCTGCACCAACTGGTTTGCCGTACTCTTCATCCCACTCAGTAATAAGATGACCTATACCACAAGTCGGTAGATTCAGGTGGTCAAGATATACAGCGTTGACACAACCCTCATCTCGTTTTAATTCTTTTTGTAATTGGTCTATGTTCATACTAATGACCCTATTCCTGCTCTACTTGATATGGCACTTCCCGTAGTGTCAAATGGAAACAGAGAGGCAAAGTTCGTGCTAGATGGAGGACTACCAACAGAACCACCACCTGACACTGCAGGAAGATTCAGGTTTAATGTGTTTGGTGTAATAGTGTTTGGTGTAATACTACTTTGACTTAATTTATCACCCATCTCTGGTGATTTACCAGTTCTTTCAACTTCAGTACCTAAGTCTTCTTGTGAGCCAGTTTCAGGTGTTAAAGGCAAAAAGTCAAGCCCTAACTCTCTTTCCATACTTGTTAGCATTGCTGTCATAGCACCAAATACTTTATCACGTCTACCAAACAAAGGTTGTGTATCATGTATTCTTTGCAGTTGTTCTACACTTGGGGCTTTTGATAAAAACTTTGAAAGTGCTGTACTAATAAACATAGTTTTTGCAAACTCAACTGGTCTACCTTGTCTTAACTGACCAACAACAGCACCAGTAGCGATGTCAGCTCCAGCGTCTGTTCCGCCAGTTACAAAGAAAGAATATAATCTTCTATCTTGTAATGCTTTTACATATTTTTTTGGAAATAATGATCTAAATTGTGCAAACTCACCAACACCACCTTCTATTTCAGACAAAGCTTTTGAAAACATGGGTGTATTGAGTAATAGTTCGCCTGAGCCTTCTCCTTGTTCTAAAATACCACTCTTTTTCATTATTTTGTTTAGTATAGCCCTTCTTAAATCATTAGCGAGCTTACCGTTCATACCACCTCTTTCAGCGATTTGATCCTTTATTTCTTTAGCTGTTGATCCTGCTAATAATTTAAAAGTTGCTTCATCTGCATCCATGTCTTGTTTCAAAGCTTTTACTGCACCACTTTGACTAAGTTGTGATTGTTTTAAAGCTAATTTTTCTAACTCTTTCCTTGTTGGCTCATGTGGTATAAGTTTTTCATACAGACCTTTTTTATCTATTTTTAAATCAGAGATAACTTTTCCAGCATTATCTTTCTGCTGTAAAATATATTGCACAAAACCATCTTGCAAAGTTTTCATCATATCAGCAGTATTTTTTTGTATAATGCGTTTACCAGTTCTTTCATTCACACCTGATGCAACATTCATAAATTTTACAAGTAGATTAATATCCTCAGCATTAGTTTTACCATCAAAAATACCATCCATAGTTTTAGTAATATTTATATTACCTTTACGGTCAAACAGTTGTGCTAGACTAGTATAATTAACAATATCAGCTTTATCTTTTGTTAACTGTCTAGCTTCTTTTAAATATTTTAAAAATGATGTGCCACCACTTATTGGGTTTTCTAAAGTATTATCTAATGCTTTAATTAATTCAATAGCATTTTTATCTCCAGCCTCTCCTGCTATTTCTGATAATTTATTTCTTACAGCTAACATTTGTTTTAAAGAATCAAATACTCTTTTTTGTCCAAACTTATTTACTGCGATAGTACTAACATTTTCATCCATAGATTTAAGTTGGTTTATCATAGCTCTGATATCACCTTGTAACTCACCACCTATTCTTTGATATATGTTATTACCTTTTTTATCTTTTCTAGCTAATTTGCCTTGTATGCCGACCAAAACATTTTCCGCTGTTTCTTGTATGTTTTTTAAATTAAAAACAACATTATCTTTTTTTGCAGTCTGCATAGCGAGAGTAAATGTTCTATTGATAAGCGTATCATACCCCTCTTTAAAATTACCAACATCTTTCACAAATTGTGTAAAATCTACCTGACCAACTGTAGAGTCAGGGTCAGTTTTCCTAAGTTGTATAACTGCATCATCAAGTAATTTCTTTTTTTGTAAATCTAAGTAAGCAACTAAATTAGCTTGACTTGCACTCTCAAAATCTTTTGTAACTTCACCTTTGAGTTTGTTGAATATGGCTAAATTTTGTTTAGTCATCTTTTTTGACATAAGATCAGAAGTACCCATCAACTGATTTGTCAGCTTTTTTATAACTTTACTATCAGTTAATTGTGCAATACTGAGTAATGGTAATCCAGCTTTTTCTGCAAATTTTTGTGCTTGTAGTGCTTGAGCCGCTGTTGATTTAGTTGCAAAGTTTAAAGGCACTCCCTCTTTACCTTGCATTTTATTTACCATATAACGACCCAATCCCGGAATGACTCTGTTTAAAACACCTTCCATAGCCGCGAGACCTACTTTATCACCACTTAATACATCACCTAAAAATTCTCTACCATTTTCATAAGTAATGTCTTCACCAGTAAAGTAATCATCAAGCATTTGTCCAGTTAAAGAGCCTAACGCTGTTCCTAAGATAGGACTAAAAAAAGAACCTACTATAGTTCCAGCAGTCGCACCAGTTGCAACAGTACCTAAAAAATCACCAAAATCACCTGCAAAATCACTAAAGCCACCATTAGGGTCTACT